CTGCTGATCAAGTCATGGCCCACTTGTATACCTGGCACATGGGAGATTTATATGGCGGCCAAATGATCAAACGCATGATCTCTGCTCCATGTCGTAGTCTGGATTTTGCAGATGCCGATCAGTTAAAACAAACCCTACGTACCATGCTGCATGACGGCATGGCTGAAGAAGTCAACGGTGCATTTGATTGGGCTATAAAAATTTTAAATGAATATAAGGTATAATCATGAGTAAAGTATGGGATCGTATTTCGTTATTGGCCAAGACCATTGAAACAAAATTTTCCGAAACAGGCACATTATTGCCTGAGGTGGGGGATGAGTATGAATGGTACAATAAAATTTATACCAGCGACAAATATCGTCGAGCACACGTGGAGATTGTGGACAAGCGGGCAGATTACAAGATGTTAATTTTACATTGCACAATATTCCCTCACTATAATGACCCAAGTCCCATATGGGGATTTGATGCTGTATGTGGCGCCAATAAAATCACAGGTGCATTTCATGATGTCAGTTCAGGTGGAGTTCCTGGTCATCCCATGGTGGAATGGTTTGCAGAACGCAGCCGTGAATTAACTTGGAATAAAAAACGTGAATTACCCGAATGGGCACAGGAAATATTTTCACCCTACATCATAGCAGCTGGCAATGTATCTGAAGATTCGGAATTAGATACATTAACCAATTTGGCACTTACCAGTTTAGACTATTATCTTGAAAATGTTGGTAAAACAGCACAGACAGAGATTGATTATTATCCTGTCCAGCTTAAATACAACCAAAATAACAAGTTAAATCCACATGTAAAACGTTCCATGATCAGTATGGGTGTTCCTGAAGAAGTTATTACAAAATTTATTGACCAAGTACTATATCCAGAAGCTAGATGATTTGTGGCTCAATTGGTGAATCAAAATAATTGACATCCTGATGAAAAAGTAGTATAAATATATATGTAGTGCCGATGATCGGGCTACATTTCAAACGTCATATTTTGCTTAACAGGAGATATAAAATGACACAATTCACATTAAACACCCTTGACTTACCTGCTCTTCACCGTCATGCCATCGGTTTTGACCGTATTTTTGACGATCTAAATCGCACATTCGCCAATAGTCGTGGCGACGGTTCATATCCCCCATATAACATCAGCAAACTGGATGAGACACACTATGTGGTCGAAGTCGCCGTAGCTGGGTTTAAGGAAAATGAATTAGATATAGAACTCAAGGAAGGCGTTCTAACTGTAACTGGTGAACAGGTTAAACCTGAAAACGAGCCACAATACCTACACAAAGGTATCAGTGCTCGCAATTTCACTCGCACATTCACACTGGCTGAAAATATGGAAGTGCGTGGTGCCACAGTAACCAACGGTATTCTGGCCATTGCTCTGGAACACATGATCCCAGAAGAGAAATTGCCAAAGAAGATCGCTATTACCTACACAAAGTAGTATAATAGTAACTTGAAGTACCTGGGGCAGAATTAACTGCCCCAGTGTTTAAACTTAAAAACATGGCAGACATCAAAACCAAACCCAAGACTGAAGTTCGTGCTCGTATCGCTCCCAAAGAGGATCTTCCGGAGCCCAAAGACTACAATGTTATCTATATTAATGATAATGTTACCACTATGGAATTTGTGGTGGAGAGCTTAAAGAACATTTTTCACTATGCTGAAGAAAGTGCCAATGCATTATGTATGCGTATCCACGACGAAGGTTCAGCGGTTGTAGCTACTTTGCCCTATGAGATGGCTGAACAGAAGGGAATTGAAGTAACACTGTTGGCCCGCACCAACGGATTCCCACTACAAGTTAAAATCGAATCTGAATGATATTCAATAAAGTAAAAGAACTCAAGGCGCAGGGACTGAGGATTGGTATCACCTTCAGCACTTTTGACATGCTACATGCTGGGCATATTGCCATGCTCAGCGAATCCAAAAATCATTGCGACTACCTGATTGCTGGTTTACAGACAGATCCTACTATTGACCGACCTGACACCAAAAATCCTCCGGTGCAAAGCATTGTGGAACGACAGATCCAATTGTCTGCCACTCGCTTTGTAGATGAGATTGTGGTGTATCAGACTGAACAGGATCTGATTGACCTGTTGTTGATATTACCAGTTGACGTCAGAATACTGGGCATTGAGTATGCCCAACGACCGTTCACTGGTATGAACGAATGTCATGATCGTGGTATTGAATTAATATTTAATAAACGAGACCATTCATTTAGTAGCTCAAGTTTACGCCGCCGCGTGGCAGCCGCAGAAAGCCATCGACTATTGACATCAACCAACAAATAAAGTAAAATAACAGCATGGATATAATGCTGGATTTAGAAACCTTGGGTACCAAACCTGACACAGTTATATTGACACTGGGCGCAGTTAAATTTAACCCCTACTCTATGGATACGCCAGGACCTGGATTCTATGTTCGTCCCAATGTGGATGAACAATTGGCCCGTGGTCGTAGTTACCAGGAAGATACGTTACTCTGGTGGAATGAGCAAGTTGGGGATGTTAGAGAGGAAGCTCTGGGAGAAGAAGGTCGTATCAGTGTTGAACAAATGTTGGGTGACCTGAATAGGTTTTTAGTGGGCGTGGATAATATCTGGTGCCAGGGACCAGCGTTTGACATTGTGATCCTGGAGAACGTCTATCACCAGTACGGTTGGCCCTGTCCCTGGCATCACTGGCGTATCCGTGATAGTCGTACTCTGTTTGGTGTACATGGTGATCCTCGAGAAAAGAATAAAGCCGGACTGCATAATGCACTGGAAGATTGTGTTAGCCAAGCACAAGGTGTACAACTAACATATAGTAAATTAGGGTTAGAGCCCAGATTTAGTAATTAAGACGCCGTTGGATGTCAGCCCAATCCATCCGGCTGTGATCTATATAACTGATATTATCTGAGTTTAAACCAGCATTGTGTTTTATTAAACAGCGTCGAAAGTTATCCACCAATTCGTTTACTATAATCTTTTTAAATCCCCCACTGTATAACCAGTTGAAATTATGTTCCAGGACCTCGGTCATTTCCTGGTACATGGTGTGCAAATCTTGTGAATTCAACCGACATAATTTTTCTACTTGATCCAATACTGCGATAATGCGCTCGGCCGGATCTTGTATCTCATCATAACTCTCATCAATCCACCGGTCAAAGGATTGAAATCCATAACTCTTCAAATATGCCAGATTACCAGGGGATGCAATTAATATGAACGGACGCTGGGCAACAATGGGTTTAAATATCTTTTCAGTAAGATGTAACTTATTATCATAATATACAGTTTCAGTGACAAGATGCCATAATCCCTTACACATGGTTTCTAATACATCATTGGCACTAAGAGCACCATGATGGTCTTTAGTGTCTATTATTAGTTTTGGTGGGTTGGGCAATAGAGTCTGAAAAATCATCTTGCGTTCATTTTTGCTGAGTTGGCTATTGGTATCAAATATCTCACCACGAATTTTGTCAACTATGTCGTGTTGGCTCATACTAATGTATCCCTGACTATCCAGCCCGCGATTCAATAGCCCTGCAATCAATGACAATCTATAACTACGTTTTTTTGTATACAAATTGTTGAACGTTATAAATACTTTTGAGTACTTTGTTATTGGTTGTCGATAAGGAATGTTTCCAAACCAATCAAGTGCTGCGAATCCGTGGAAAAAGTAATACCAATCATAAGCATTTACTGATTTTAATAAATTATTTTTTTCCTGACTATGCTCGCTGTTGGCAATTGCATTAAAGTCTGGCGTGAAATGATTCATAGTAGTGTTAAATCTATGCTCAAGATGATTTGCCCAGTAACTTCGGTCAAATGCAGGATCAAACTTAATAGGATCCCATAAATTTGCAAAAATATTATTGTATATAGGTTCTTGATCATAAAAGATGGTATTTTTTATATTTGGATTACCACGTGTATGTTGACAATATTGAATATCAATGGGATCAGTACTACCAAATTTAGCAAAAAACATATGGTTAATATGCAATGGGCTTAAAAGATTTTCATCAATGATATTATAGAATTTTTCCAAGGAGAACATAGTTGACAGTGGTTATTGGGTTGTATATTTTTGATAGTTATAAAATAAGGAAATCAAATGAAGTATAAAGTAGGGTTCATTGGACTTGGGAAACTAGGCATGGCTTGTGCTGAGGTGATGGGCACAATTTACGATGTTACTGGTTACGATATTTATAAAAGAATAAGCAACAATATTAAAATATCAGACAATTTACGTGGAGCAGTAACTGGTAAAGACATTGTGTTCATTGCAGTACAAACACCACATGATGCGGCCTACGATGGTAGCCAACCCATATCTCATCTACCCAATCGAGACTTTGATTACTCGGTAGTAAAAGATGTGTTATCTGAAGTTGCCGCCTGGGTGTCTCCAGAAACACTTGTAGTATTAATTAGCACAGTTCTACCAGGAACTACACGTCGTGAATTCATTAAATTGTTGCCTAATGCACGTTTTGTTTATAACCCATATTTGATTGCCATGGGCAGTGTTGGGTGGGATATGGTTAATCCTGAAATGATCATGATTGGTACTGAAGATGGGTCTGAATCTGGTGATGCTCAGCTGCTGGTAGACTTTTATCGCCCACTGATGCAAAATAATCCCAGGTATGTAATTGGGACCTGGGACGAGTGTGAATGTATTAAAGTTTTCTATAATACCTTTATCAGCGCCAAGATTGGTTTGGTCAATATGATACAAGATGTGGCCATCAAACAGGGTAATATTAACGTTGATATTGTGACCGATGCATTGGCCAAATCAGAAATGCGCATCATGGGTCCTAAGTATATGACTGCTGGCATGGGTGATGCTGGTCCATGCCATCCGCGTGACAATATTGCATTGCGACACTTGGCTGAAAAATTAGACTTGGGATATGACTTATTCGATGCAATTATGACAGCTCGAGAAGTGCAAGCAAAAAATGTAGCCCTAACACTCAGTCAATTATCCACTGAAAACGATCTACCAGTGTATATACATGGTAAAGCATATAAACCCAATGTAACCTACTGCGAAGGATCGTATAGTTTGTTGATTGGACATTATCTAGAACAAATGGGACATGAAGTTACTTATCTAGATCCACTAACTGAGATCAGTGTGCCCATGACTGTCAAAGGAGTGGTGCTCTTGGCGCATAATCAGCAAATTACTTATGGATACAGTGGAGTAGACCAAGAACAAAAAATGTATTGTGATATTCAGGATGGCAGTGTAATAGTTGATCCCTGGCGTAAATTTAAAACAAAAAACCCTAAAATAAAGGTCATACACTATGGCAACTCACGCTTGTAACAGATATCACATAGGTGCAGTATGGGGGACTGAATATCAAAATTTGGAATATATCAATGAACAGTTCAATGATGCTGACAGTTTAGCCTATTGGTTAAGCTTGGGGTATCCTGATCGGTTCACTGGTGACATGTGTGATATGCGTAGTGAGCAACCCATATGGAATCCATATATTGTAAAACAATTTGAAAAATTGGGGTGGAACGATGTTGGTACAAGTTACTATCGAATGTCGCCTGGAACAATATTACCCACCCATGGTGATTTATATAAAAAATATATAGACATTTTTAAGTTACACGGGCGTGAGCATACTATACGCCGGGCAGTTATTTTTCTAGAAAATTGGCAAAGTGGGCATTACCTGGAATGCGACGGCGAACCTATAGTTAATTGGCAAGCTGGTGATGTGGTAGAGTGGGCTTATAACACACCGCATATGGCAGCAAACATGG